TCAAATGACCAGTTTTTTCCATTCCTTACCGCGTGCGTCGTTGTAAATATCGGTCATTTTTTGATTCGAATGGCCTAGCAAAATTTTGGTATCAACCCCCTGCTCTCTTAACAATCGCTCTGATAAAGATCTCTGCTCATGGAAAGAGGGAGGGGTGCCATTAGCACGCCAGTTGTAATCCACAGAATCCCGGGCTTTTTTAAATGCAACGGTTAATGTTGCTGGCTTAACCATCCCGCCGCGCTTAGCTGTCCCTTTCGCGTGATGGTGGTGCAATAGCCACGGACTAAGAACGCAATCGCGGCAGGATGACACCACATCATCCAGGGTGAGATTTAATTTATCGCAACGCAGAGCCAGAGGGATGGCAATCCGGGTTCCTGTTTTTTGCTGTTCGACATGAAGATAACCATCCCGGATATCCGAAAATTGCATTTTGCAAATATCTGAAAGGCGCTGGCCTGTCATCAGTGCCAGCAGCATACCGCGCTGTAAAAAGTAACCATCCTTTTCCGCTGCGTTATAAATCATCATCCACTCATCAAAAGTCAGTCGCTGTCTTGATATCCGCACCTGCGGTTTTTTTGCCGATTCTGCAGGGTTAAAGCCTGGCGGGACATCGCCCGTTTGCTGAGCTTCCCGGAAAACATCGATCAGTACCTTCCTGAAAATTTGTCCCATTCTGTTATGTCCTCTGGCCTTGTACTCTTCCAGTACTGATACCACATCTTTTACGGTTATGGCATCTAACGGTCTGGTGCCAAAACGTTCATCAAATACCCTGAGAGGGGCCGCTTTCTGTTTCAGCGTGTTGAGTTTGATCTCGCCGTTTTCATATCTTTCCTGTTGAATTTTTCTGTAATTATTCAGAAAAATGGTAACGGTTGATGAACCGCCGGTATCACTAATAATTTTCTCCTGCAGACTGAGCATTTGTTCCATTTGCTGCCGGGCAAGACGGCTGTTCGCTTCTGCTGCAATAGTTTCTGCCAGTTTCTGGTCAATACTGCCGAGACCGTGATTTTTGCCTGTTATGGGATGCCTGTAACGCCAGTAAACTTTGTTATTTCTTTTGTCAAAATACGGAGATAATCCCGGAACATTGGTTTTATATTTTCGCGGGCGCGCCATCTTCCAGTATCCTCTTCAAAGCAGGGTGATCTGTGGCGATCACCTCCGGCTTGTTTACCATTCCGACAAAGCGAGCTTGCGGATCCACTCGCCAGCGTCTTCCAACTTTTTTGGGGAGAGGAAATATCATTCCGGCTTTAGCGTATTTACTTAACGTACTCGGAGTTGGGACCGGTTCACTGAATTCCTCTTTTGCCCACTCAGTGAGCAGAATAAGTCTTGCCATGAGCGTCGTTCGCTAATCATGGTCGCCGCCACTATAGCTGGTGGGCAACGACCGGGGTTGAACATTAAAAATCAGCCTGATTCGGGATCAGTTTTTGCCAGATAACTGAAACGTATTTTGCCTGGTAACGGGCGTCATCAAGTGCATTATGGCGCTCACCTTCGAATGGAATAGCCGTTCTGGCATCGAAGTCTATGGCTTTCCCCAGCTCAACGATTGTGCGTACATCGCGATCGTTGTAGTAACGCCACGGGCAGGGGATCCCCTGCCGTTCGTATGAACGGCGCAAAATCGTGTTGTCGAAGTTGGCTCCATTTCCCCAGACCTGAACAAAAAATTCACCGGAGTTTTCGTCGATAAATTCCCGCAATTGTAACAGTGCATCATCTAACGGGATTTCATCGGTCATAATGGCAGACTGCGCTTCACGTGATTGCTTCAGCCACCTTTTAATGACGTCACGATCAATGACTCCGCCAGCAGTTTCCAGATCGATAGTCTTACTAAATTCCGGTCCCATATCTCCGGTTTGCGGATCGAAAAATATTGCACCTATTGAGATAATCGGGGCATCAGGATTTTTTCCCATGGTTTCAAGGTCGATCATTAGATGGTCACACGTCCTGCTGGTGGATGTGATAACGTGATGACCGTTCATCGTAATTAAGGGATCTGCCGTCTCGCCAGTTTCACTATCGCTGGCGTGATCCTGAGCGCTACCAGCATTCTCCTTGTGTGGATGTTCAGCGCCTTCCATTTCCTTCGGATCATTTTCCTGAACTTCAACCTGATTCTCTTCATCGAATGTTTCCTGGTATGTTGCGTCACCCATCACCGCGCCACAATCAGGGCAGTTGCCGCCACCGCTTTGACCGCAGGCGGTGCAGACTTTTTCCGGTTCCTGTTGCGCTACTGGCTCAGGTTGTTTCGTTTCTGGCTCGTTTTGTAACGCATTTGGGCTGTTTTGTTCCGCTTTCTGGCCGTTCTGTTCCGTTTCTTGTTGGTTCTGATTCACTGAATCGCGGGTTTCAATCCCCTTCACCCATTTCGGATCATTCGGGTCGCTAATCCCTGCAACAAATTCACCACGTGATACAGCAAGCAACTTATTGGCGTCAGGCTGGCTGATATTGGCTGCCTGCATAATTTTGTTTACTTCGTCAGCGGTAACTTTTACCGGCTCTGGTTGTGCGATCGTGTCAGATGCACCAGTATTTTGTTGTGAACCTGAGTATGTACCGTTTTTGCGGGCGAAATATTCTTCTTTCGTGATTTCAGTAGCCCCGGCAGCCAGTGCCTTATCCAGACCAGAAAGTTTGTTTGCGCGACCGTATTTTTCGCCATCCTTGTCGGTGAAGAGGAAGTAGAACGGCCCCTCACGCTCTACAGATGGTTCGACTTCCACTTTGCATTCGGTTTTTTCGTTGTCCGGAATTGCCGTTTCCACTGCATCAGTTTCTGGTACTGGCGACGAGAGAGTATCAGTTGCGCTCTGATTTGTTCCTTCATCTTCAAACACGCCCTTTGTAGTCAGGTATTCAGTAATGTATTTGTTCAGTGCCACAGGGTCTTTGTGAATGTCGATCGGACGTTCACGGACAAGGCCAAAAATAGTCTGGCGGTCGTAGCGAAGGGCATCAGGCTGTTTGCGCATTGATGCCGAGATACGCTTCCAGTCTTCGCGGTCGTTGTCGATAACTTCATTTTTTGCCCAGCGATGGATGCTGCCGTCAATGTTTCCGGCATCCACATCACCAGGCCAGAGAGCGTAGGCCAGTTCGTCATCCAGTGTTTTCCATGTCTGCTTGTATTCGCGATGAATGGCAGCAATGACCGGGCTGATTTTTCCTGTTGAATTTTCACTGTGCTGTTGATTGGTTCTGGCGCAGGCGAGATCAACAACAGACGTGTATTTTCCGGTTTCCTTGCGTTCACCTTCGCGACGTTTTTTCCAGATGCGCATCTCTGCCTGAATTTCGGGCCATTTGGCACCAGGCTTACATTTATGCTTAACCCACCCGATGGCATGCAGCTTAAGCTCCGGATACATGGCGTTAACTTCTGGCATTTTCATCAACGCTTCAACGATATGTCCGTCGAATGTTGCCATGTCTTCCTGCAACAATTCCTGTGCGCTAATAACCATATCAACGGTGATGTTTTCACATGTGTCGAACTTAACCATGACAGCGTTCTGTACTTCAGGGGACAGCTTGTCAAAATTGACGTTCATCGGATCGGATTCTGGTTCGACTGGAATAAAGGAAGCGGATTCCTCATCCCAGCGGTTTTCCTGCATATATTCAGCATCCCAGGAATCGAGGGCAGGGCGGGGTATACCGGGTTTATCCTCGCAGACAAGAAATTTATAAGCGCAGTCCTGAGCAGCCGGATAATGTTCCAGGAATTGCCAGTGAAATTTTGCGCGGGCGCGACGTTCATCACCGGCTTCAATGGCAGTGGCTACAGCGACGGCACCTTCTTCCTTTATTGCCTGTTCGTCCGGAATGGCGGCGCAAATAAAGACTTTACTCATTTTGTTTTAACCTCATTACAGATTTCAGGGTGAACGAATCCCTGCCATTGCTGGCATTTTTAATCCGTTGGTATGGCGTTAATATGGCTGGCGGGTTATCCAGCCGGTATTTCGTTATTCAGGTTCAGCGATACTTTTTTTAACGGGAGGCATTCACCGGGGATTTTTTGTTCGTCCCTTACCTGAATGCAGGATGACTTACTGTCATAAATTCCGGTAATCACATTTTGTGGCTCACCCGTTATAAGAAAAACGGTCATCACCAGTGCAAATGCTGAAGTCACTGCTGTTCTCCGATAATACCAAGTTCAAGAAGGGCAATTCTGGAAAGTATGGAATTATCATTGAGAAGATAAGGTTCATATTTTCTCATCTTAATGGCATCTTCCGTAAACTCCCGGTTACTGAGCAGAACACCAATATCAAAACAACCTTCAGACGTATTAACGTTTGGTAATAACGTTTCCATTATCGCGTCCTCAACAATGAATTTTGTGATGCGGTGCCTGGTGCCTCCAGGTGACGTTAACCAGTTAACAATTAACGCCGGATACAGAGAATCCACCCATAACACTGTTTTTGGTTTTAACTGTTCCGCGTGCGCTCAGCCGCATTCACCACATCACAAAATTCACTTTAAAAAGGGCGGCAGAGCAGTCACGGAGTAAAACTGATACCGCCAAACGTCACCAGAAAATTGATAACAGAGGGCGTTGCAGCGGAGTTGTCACTTAAGCGTATGGTCAACCTGACAACCCGGTGTCCTCAACGGAGGAAGGAATAACCCCGCCATACTTACCGCCGCGCCATTTCGCGGAGTGCCACAACCGGAAGCGCACGGTCGAACTAAATTTAACGACACCGTACAGAGAGACCAATTTCGCCGTGCGCTTTCGCTTTATGCCCTGACTTTTCAGGGACATATCCTTTCAGTAAACTGTCAGTGCCGGATGTTCACCCGTGTCCGGCGCACGCACTCCACCTGACCCGTGGAGAACTCCTTAATTACCAACCTTAGCTTCGTTGGTTAGCTATTAACGCGGGTATGTAACCATTCTGGCAATGCTTAATGCCGCTGCTTTTTCCAGCCTGGTGATATCCTGCTCCAGAGCGGACAGATTTTCAGCCTGCTTAGTCCTGGCTTCATTGGCCCATTTCAGATCCTGCACTGCATTAATTTTCTGGCGCATCCACTCATAAAGTTCATCATCGGTATAGTCTGGCGCGATGATGACGGGTTCTCGTTTCTGCATACTGATTCCTCGCGGTGCTGTTTCGCTTATCAGCCGTTAGATTTTGCCGAACTGGAAAGCGCCTGTTTAAACTCACTGAAGCTGAGAGCTTCTTCGTCTTCGGCAAGGCCTTCGAAGTATTCTTCGTAAGCCTTTTCCATGATTGTGTCGAAATCCATATCACTCACCTGAGTTTCTTTCCAGCCAGCGACGGGCACCATTTTCGGTTTTAAACGTTTTGCTTTTGGTATACGTCATTGCGGTGAACGTGCCGTCCTGGTTGGGGAACACGCCACATACCAGAGATTCGCTGTTGCCAAGATCGATAGTATCCATGCTGACCTCATTTCCCCTTAACGCCGGGGTAGCGGAACAAAAACCTGCTGCATAGTTATTAAAGTTGAACCCTGCCGTCATGTTCTTACGCCTCGGGCTGGCTACTTAACCCCTGACCACTGCCTGGTAACTCGAAGTATTGCCCTGCATTCTGTGGGGCGGGGTGGGTGGCAGGTATATAATGTACTTTGCGTTCATTGTTGTAAAGTACTTTTAGTACATTCTGTGTGTAAAAAAATGAGATGGGATAAAGTGAAGCACAAACCCGGAGGAAGGCGCTACCGGATTTATGCTGGTTTAAGAGGCTTTTTGTTTTTTCTTTCGTGCTAACTCTTCGTAAATTGCATTGTACTTCTGTTTTTTCTCTTCAAGAGTTTTTAAAAGTTCATCTGTCTCACTGTCAGGGAGCTCGTCCAGAAGGTCAATGATGATTTTTTGTCTTGGATTTAACTCCTGATAGAAACGTACCTGTCCACTTTCTTCTGTATCCTCTCCCAAAAGATAGGTTGGTGTTGTTCCTATTAGTGTTGCTAATTCCCTTAATTTCTCCCGGCGAGGAATTGTTTCGCCATTAAACCATTTGCTAACCGCTTTTGGTGTTAATTTCATTCGACGGGCAATTTCTGCCTGCCTTCCATGTTGTTCATAACCAGCGTTTTCACAGGCTAGCGCAAGCCTACTGGCGAACTCTTTACGCGCTTTATCTTCATGAACCATAAGTTCAATGATATTCGCTCTTGAATGTACTGTCAGTTCTGTTATAGCATGTACTCAAAGTTCACATTGTGAGGGTGATATGAACCAGAAAACACTTGAAGATGTAATCAAAACTGTTCGCGTTGCTGTTGTGGCCGACGTTTGTGGTGTCAGCCAAAGAGCAATCTATAAATGGATGGATAACGGAAAATTGCCTCGCACAGAATATACCGGCGAAACAAATTACGCTGAAAAAATCGCTCTTGCATCAAACGGATTATTTTCTGCCGATGCAATTTTAACTATTGGCAGGAATAAAACTACTACGAAAAAGCTGATGGGAGTTGATTCATGAAAATCAAGCATGAACACATCCGCATGGCGATGAATGCCTGGGCGCATCCGGACGGCGAAAAAGTACCGGCTGCGAAAATTACCAAAGCGTATTTCGAGCTGGGAATGACGTTCCCGGAACTGTATGACGACAGCCATCCGGAAGCCCTGGCCCGTAATACCCAGAAAATTTTCCGTTGGCTGGATAAAGACACCCCTGATGCTGTTGAAAAAATGCAGGCTCTGTTACCGGCGATCGAAAAGGCGATGCCGCCTTTGCTGGTGGCCCGTATGCGCAGCCACAGTTCTGAATATTACCGTGAGATCGTCGAACGGAGGGATCGGCTGGTGAAGGATGTCGATGATTTTGTTGCGTCAGCGGTTGTTTTGTATGACCAGATGAATCGCGGCGGCCCGGCAGGGAATGCTGTGGTGATGCACTAAAAGCACGGTGTTCGGGGGTTTTATGAGCAGCAAGCTTCATGGTCTTGTCTGGGAAGGGTGCGCCTTCACCGGCATGATCTTATCCAGGGTGGCGGTTATGGCCCGTCTTGCAGACTACAGCAATGACGAGGGCGTGTCATGGCCTGCCATTGAAACTATCCGGCGTCAGATCGGTGCAAGAAGTGAATCCACAGTGAAATCGGCTATTGCAGAACTGGCGAAAGAGGGCTGGCTGACGAAGGAAGAGCGTAAGGTCGGTGGGCGTAATGTAAGCAATATCTATCGGCTTAATGTGGAAAAACTCGAAGCAGCTGCGGCGGCGGCGCGTGAGTCATATAAACCGAAAAGAAAAATTAGCCCGGCAAAAAATGACCCGTTAACAGTTGACCCGTCAAATATTGACCCCTCAACGGTTGACCCGTCAAATTTTGATGGATCAACCGTTGATAAAAAACTGCCGATTAGGGGGGCGATGATTGACCCCGATCCGTCAGTATTAAAACCTGATCCGTCAGATAAAAGATCTTCTTGTCCGGACGCTTCGCAACCGGACCCGCAGACGGCTGAACAGGATTTTTTAACCCGACACCCTGACGCGGTTGTGTTCAGTGCGATAAAACGCCAGTGGGGAAGTCAGGAAGATTTGGTGTGCGCACAGTGGATCTGGGGACGAATCGTGAGTCTTTACGAGCAGGCGGCCAGCTATGATGGCGAGATCACTAGACCGAAAGAACCCAACTGGACAGCATGGGCCAATGACGTTCGCACAATGCGGATGCTGGATGGCAGAACTCACAGACAAATTTGTGAAATGTTTGGGCGTCTCCAGCGGGATTCGTTCTGGGTAAAAAACATCATGAGTCCGGCAAAACTCCGGGAAAAATGGGATGAACTGGTTATCCGCCTGGGGCGTTTGCCTGCGCAGCGTTGCGTGAATCACATTTCTGAACCGGACACTGAAATACCGCCGGGATTCAGGGGGTGACGTGTCATGAAAAACATTGCGGCAGGCGGCGTTCTTGAACGTATCCGAAGACTGGCTCCGCCACATGTAACCGCCCCATTCAGAACGGTAGCGAAGTGGCACGAGTGGCAACTTGCTGAAGGCCAGAAACGTAGCGAGGAGATCAACCGCCTGAATCGCCAGTTGCGGGTGGAAAAAATTCTGAATCGCTCAGGCATCCAGCCGTTGCACCGTAAATGCTCGTTTGCGAATTACCAGGTGCAGAACGACGGTCAGCGATACGCGTTGAGCCAGGCGAAATCTATCGCTGATGAACTGATGACCGGATGCACAAATTTCGCGTTTAGCGGAAAACCTGGTACCGGGAAGAACCACTTAGCAGCAGCTATCGGGAATCGCCTGCTGAAAGACGGTCAGACAGTGATTGTGGTTACCGTGGCTGATGTTATGAGTGCCCTCCCCGCCAGCTATGACGATGGGCAGTCAGGCGAAAAATTTTTGCGGGAACTGTGCGAAGTGGATCTGCTGGTTCTTGATGAAATTGGCATTCAGCGCGAGACGAAAAACGAGCAGGTGGTACTGCACCAGATTGTTGATCGCCGGACAGCGTCGATGCGCAGCGTGGGGATGCTGACAAACCTGAACTATGAGGCCATGAAAACATTGCTCGGCGAGCGGATTATGGATCGCATGACCATGAACGGCGGGCTATGGGTGAATTTTAACTGGGAGAGCTGGCGTCCGAATGTCGTCCAGCCAGGAATTGCGAAGTAATTTTTACCGGGAGAAAAATTTAATGGAGACTGTTTTTGACGCACTGAAAGCAATGGGAAAAGCCACATCCATAGAACTTGCTGCGCGACTTGATATCAGTCGTGAAGAAGTGCTGAACGAACTATGGGAACTGAAAAAGGCTGGTTTTGTTGATAAAAGCGCGTACACCTGGCGTGTGGCTGATAACAACGTTCAGCAGGAACAGCCAGCGCAGGCAGAACTGCCGGAAGAAATCACCACAGCAACAGTAGCGAAAATCTCAGAGTGCGATTTAACCGCGACGATTGAACAACGAGGACCACAAACGGCTGATGAGCTGGCTACATTGTTTGGTACCACATCACGCAAAGTGGCTTCAACGCTGGCAATGGCAATCAGCAAAGGTCGTCTGATTCGCGTAAATCAGGGCGGTAAATTTCGTTACTGCATACCGGGCGATAATTTACCAGCAGAGCCGAAAGCAGCATCGGTAGCGGAAACTGATGGTAAGGCCTTTCCTCATACCGCAGGTGTTGCGTTACCAGTACAGGAGGCTGCAACACAGGAAGATATTAAAACAGAAACTGTGGCGGACATTGTGCAGTCGCTGCCATCGTTTACTGAAACGCGAGCGGATGACCTGGTTTTACCATCACTGCATATGGCAAACCGCGAACTGCGTCGGGCGAAAAATCATGTCCAGAAGTGGGAGCGAGTCTGCGCCGCGCTGCGGGAGCTGAACAAGCACCGGGATATTGTTCGACAGATTACTGATTCTTCCCGCCGTGTTGTATCGGAAAAGTGATTGCCGGAGGCGCTTATGGCAAAAGTATTTACACAAGAAGAGCGGGAAAAAATTAAAGGGCAGGTTGTTGAGCTAGTACGCCGGAGTGGGCGCGAGACGTTACGGCAACTGGAAGCCAAGACAGGTGCGACAAGATATCTGATGAGCGTTCTCGCCAGAGAGCTGGTTGCCAGTGGCGATGTATACAACTCTGGTTACGGGTTATTCCCGTCTGAACAGGCTCGTAAGGACTGGCAAAATGCCCGCAAAAAACTATCCAGGGCAAAGGTGAAGAAACCATCTGTGGTTGATCCGGACCTTATCTGGTCATTACCAGACGGAGAAATACGCCGCTACGACAGGCGTCTGAACATAATCTGTCGCGAGTGCCGGAAGAGCGAAGTTATGCAGCGTGTGCTGGCGTTTTATCAGAATGGTTTTCGAGAGAGGCTTGGAGATCAGGGATGAATAGAACGATGAAGGATGGAAGCTACATATTCTCGGTACTAAGATTTATTTTTCTGACACAAAATGACCATTTGGCGTTACATAATCCCAAAAAAACGTATCAAAAATCTCAAAATGCGTTACGATTAGAGAGTATTTTGATTCTGCGTGCTCATTTTTTGATTGCTGTGGCTTTTTGTTGTGGGAGTGTTGAATGGATTATTTATCAGAAGTGTTAAAAATCATTGAAGGTGCAACAAAGGCAAATGCTTCGATGGCTAGTAATTATGCTGGGTTGCTGGCAGATAAGCTCGAACAAAAAGGGGAGGTCAAGCAAGCCAGAATGATAAGAGAAAGGTTGCTTAGAGCTCCCCAGGCGTTGGCAGGAGCTCAAAGGGCTGGAGGTGGGATATCTCTGGGCTCATTACCGGTAGATATTGATAGTCGACTCAACACTGTTGATGTCAGTTATCCTAAATTAGACAGTTCAGAGATTTTTCTGCCTGCAGCAATCAGTACCCGTGTTGAAGAGTTTATCACTAATGTTCAACGTTATGATGAGTTTGTTAAAGCTGATGCAGCATTGCCGAGTCGTATGCTCGTGTATGGAAAGCCAGGAACAGGTAAGACTATGTTATCTAAGTACATCGCTACCCGCTTAGATTTTCCACTTCTTACAGTGCGTTGCGATACTTTGATTAGTAGTTTATTGGGACAAACCAGCAAAAATCTTAGACAGGTTTTCGATTATGTAATGCAGAGGCCATCAGTGCTTTTTTTAGACGAATTTGATGCTTTAGCTGGAGCAAGAGGTAATGAGAGAGATATAGGTGAGCTTCAGCGAGTTGTCATTTCACTATTGCAGAATATGGATGCGGCATCAGAGGATACGGTAATTATTGCCTCAACTAACCATGAGCAACTTCTGGATCCTGCAATCTGGAGGCGATTTAGCTTCAGAATTCCAATGCCTCTGCCTGACATACATCAGAGAGAGTTAATTTGGAAAAATCGTTTAAAGAATATGATATGTAGCGATCTAGATTTAAGTGATTTATCAAGAAAATCGGAGGGATTATCCGGAGCAATAATTGAACAGGTGAGCTTGGATGCACGTAGGGATGCAGTTATTGAAGGTGCAAGTGTGATAAATCACCATAAATTGTATAGGCGTTTGTATCTTGCGCAATCGCTTATGGAAGGTGTAAATTTAAGCACTTACGAAGATGAAATTCGTTGGTTACGTTCTAAAGATAAAAAATTATTTTCTATCAGAGTTCTTGCTAATTTGTACAAACTTACATCAAGAGTAATTTCAAACATTCTGAAGGAGTCAGGAGCATATGAGCAGAAGGGGTACACAGTTTAGTAACGCAAAAGTTACAAACCCAATGTTAAGAATCCCTTTTTCCAGTAGTGACTTGGGTGCAATAGTAAACGCTGGCGGTGGGGCAAAGGTATTGGTTGATGTAACAGCCGAATATAGACAAGGGCTAGTAAGAAATTTAACAACCAGTAAACATTATTTAGAATCCAAACTTTCAGAGTACCCTGGAAGCTTGGGTACTTTGGTTTTCAAATTAAGAGACCAGGGAATAGCCAAAACGCATAGGCCGAACAAAATTGCTCAAGAGGCTGGATTGCAAAATGCCGGTCATGCCAAAATAGATGAAATGTTGGTTGCTGCTCATGCCGGCTGTTTTGACGTATTAGAGTCAGTCATTTTACATCGGAATATTAAAGCGATTTTGGCTAATCTAAGCGCGATTGAGCGCATTGAACCTTGGGATGAGAATAGGAAGGTTCCAGGAGGCACTGATGGTTTGTTTGAATCATCAAACATCCTTGTACGACTATTTGAGTACACAGGTGAAGATGCAACTTACAACAACTATGAAAACGTTATTTCTATATTAGAACAACACGGAGTTAAATATGATGAGATTAGACCAAAATGTGGTCTTCCCTTATTAAGGATAATGGATTTATCCCCAAATGATAGATATATATTAGACATTCTCATTGATTACCCGGGTATAAGAACGTTAATTCCAGAACCAAAATATTCAGCATTCCCGGTTAGTGTAAGTGATTCTGTTGGCATTGAAACAAATAGCTTTCCCGTACCATCAGAAGAATTACCCATTGTTGCTGTATTTGACACTGGGGTAAGCCCCATCGCGGCAACAATTACTCCTTGGGTAGTGAGTAGGGAAACATACGTAATTCCTCCTGATACGAGTTATGAACATGGGACTATGGTGTCTTCATTGATATCAGGCGCTCATTTTTTAAATGACAATCATCCATGGATTCCTGATACAAAATCTAAAATCCATGATGTTTGTGCTTTAGATGGAAATGGATCTTATATATCAGATTTAATTCTGAGGCTAGCAGATGCTGTAAATAAAAGACCAGATATAAAAGTCTGGAATTTGTCTTTGGGAGGCGGACCATGTAATGAGCAGATGTTTAGTGATTTTGCGATGGAGTTAGATCGGCTCAGCGATAAATTTGGTATTTTGTTTGTAGTTGCTGCAGGTAATTATGTAGATGAACCTATACGTACATGGCCAAATCCTGATCCGCTTGGAGGTGCTGATTTAATTTCCTCTCCTGGAGAGTCAGTCCGAGCACTAACAGTTGGTTCAGTTTCTCATATGGAAGCTAATGATGCTTTAAGTGAAATTGGAACACCGACACCATATACTCGTCGTGGCCCTGGGCCTGTATTTACTCCAAAGCCAGATATAATCCATGCTGGCGGTGGGGTTCATAGACCTTGGAATGTAGGAGCAAGCAGTTTAAAGGTCGTAGGGCCAGATAATAGGCTTTGCTCTAATTTTGGTACTAGTTTTGCTGCTCCAATTGTGGCAAGTTTAGCTGCGCATACATGGCAGAGAATAGCCACTAATTCAGACTTTAATGTTTCACCATCATTGATTAAAGCATTATTAATTCATTCCGCTCAATTATCTTCTCCTGATTACTCGCCAAGTGAAAGACGCTATTTGGGAGCGGGAATTCCTAATGAGGTTATTGAGACCTTATATGATAGTGATGATAGGTTTACTCTGATTTTCCAAACATTCTTGGTTCCTGGGGTGAGGTGGAGAAAGGAAAACTATCCCATACCATCGGCACTTATTCAAAATGGAAAATTTAAAGGTGAGATTGTAATTACTGCTGCATATGCACCACCACTGAACTCTAATGCCGGCAGTGAATATGTTCGCGCGAACGTAGAGCTAAGTTTTGGCTTAATTGAGAATAATACTATAAAAGGAAAAGTACCTATGGAAGGAGAAAACGGTCAATCTGGATATGAGAGAGCTCAAATTGAGCATGGTGGAAAGTGGTCACCAGTAAAAATTCATCGCAAGGCATTTAATAAAGGAATTACTTCGGGTAACTGGGCTCTTCAAGCTAAAACAACGTTGAGAGCGAATGAACCGGCCTTAATGGAGCCTTTACCTGTAACTATTGTAGTAACTTTAAAATCATTAGATGGAAACACACAAGTTTATGCTGATGGCGTAAGAGCTTTAAATGCTAATAACTGGGCTCACTATCCATTGCCTGCTCGTGTGCCAGTTTCCGTATAACAACTATATAAATCAAACCCGCTGTAGCGGGTTTGATTTATTTGTGGGTGTGTTTTATAAAAATACCGCCCATACACAACAAAATACAAAAAGTATTACAGATAAAAAAGGAGCGTAATGTGCAGATTTGTTGTTTTCCATATTTACTCACCTTAATATGATTAATCCCGATAAGATTGTTATTTCAGCGGTTTTCAAATGAAATATTATGCTAATTTGGCAGATTTGCATAACATTAAAATTTAATTTATCTAACCGCTTTTAATAATAAGCGTTGTATTTTTATCCCAGCAATCTGTTGTTTGGTTTTTATTCCATTAAGGTGGGGCTTTACACTGGAGCCAGTTTATTTATACTTCATACGTCAGCCTGAACAACTGGCACCTGCTGCGCCAGCAGAGAAAACAGATGGCGCACGATACCAAATTTTACAATTCGGATAACTCTGCCGCCCCTGCCAGCAGGCACGGGCGGCGTTCTCATGCATTCAAATCTGACTGGTATCAGCACGACCCCTGCACCGAAGAACAGGCTGAATGGCTCATTCAGTGTTACCGCGGGCGCGGATGCGAGGTTAAAAAAGCCCTTAGCCTCGACTACCGTCACTGGATAATCTCCGTCAGGCTCCCTTACTCAGAACGGCCAGCGCGTCCGTCCCGCACATTCCAGCAACGGATCTGGAGGTAATGTGCGGGTATTACTTCGATCTGTTCTGGTACCGGAACTCGGTCTGGTTATCGTTAAGCCAGGCCGTGAATCAATGTCAGCATTCCATAACGGCAGAATACTGGTGGAGCCGGAACCAAAAAGCATGCGTAATCTGCCGTCCGGGGTCGTTCCTGCCGCTCGCCAGCCGCTGGTGGAAGACAAAACATTGCTGCCGTTTTTCAGCGACGAACGAGTGATTCGTGCTGCTGGTGGCGCTGGCGCATTGTCTGACTGGTTACTGCGCCATGTTAAATCCTGCCAGTGGCCACACGGCGATTATCACCACAGTGAAACCGTCATTCACCGTTATGGTACCGGCGCAATGGTGTTGTGCTGGCACTGCGACAACCAGTTGCGTGACCAGACCTCAGAATCACTTGAGCAACTTGCTCACCAAAACTTGTCAGCATGGATGATTGACGTCATCCGTCACGCAATCAGCGGTACGCAGGAGAGGGAGTTATCGCTGGCCGAATTATCCTGGTGGGCGGTCTGCAATCAGGTGGCTGATGCGCTTCCGGAGTCTGTATCGTGTCGTTCACTGGGATTACCGGTGGAAAAAATCCGCTCCGTATACCGTGAGAGTGACATCGTACCGGGAGAACAGACTGCCACCAGCATACTGAAGCAGCGCACAAAAAATATTGCGCTGCCACTTCACGCCCACCAGCAACAGCCCCCACTCCAGGAAAAGACGTTAGTAAGCATCGCCGTTGATCCGGAGTCTCCGGCTCAGTATCTCCAGCGCCAGAAACCACAACGGGAAGAGATGCCTGTATACACGCGCTGGGTAAAAACGCAGAAATGCATGACGTGCGGTAATCAGGCAGATGATCCGCATCACATCATTGGTCATGGCCTGGGAGGTATGGGAACAAAGGCTGATGATTTGTTTGTTATTCCGCTGTGCCGTAAATGTCATAACGAACTGCACGCCGGGGTAAAAGATTTTGAAGAAAAATACGGCAGCCAGCTGTTGTTGCTGATTCGTTTTTTAATGCACGCGAGAAATTCGGGTGTCCTGAAGTGGAAAGCATGAATGACCGAACGCATAGAATTTGTTTTGCCTTACCCGCCAACGGTGAACACCTACTGGCGACGTCGTGGCAGCACATATTTTGTATCAAAAGCCGGTGAGCGTTATCGCCGTGATGTGGCGCTTATTGTTCGCCAGCAGCGGCTGAAATTAAGCCTGTCCGGAAGGCTGGCGATAAAGGTGATTGCAGAGCCACCGGATAAGCGTCGTCGCGACCTGGACAATATCCTGAAAGCACCGCTGGATGCGCTGACGCATGCGGGAGTGTTAATGGACGATGAGCAGTTTGATGAAATCAATATCGTTCGTGGTCAGCCAGTATCTGGTGGACGTATGGGGGTGAAGATTTACCCCATAATGCATGAAGAGCAGGTCAAAAAATGAAACTGGAAGATTTACCGAAATACTACTCCCCAAAATCCCCTGGCCTGACCGATGCATCGGCCTCAACGTCAAAAGATGCGCTGAGTATCACTGATGTGATGGCCGCGCAGGGCATGACACAGAATCGGGCTGAGATGGGTTTTTCTGCGTTCCTGGGGAAAATGGGCATCAGTATGAATGACAGGGCGCGGGCAACAGAATTACTGGCAGATTATGCACTCAGTCGGTGCGATCGTGTGGCGGCGTTGAGAAAACTTCCGGCAGAAATAAAACCGGTAGTGATGCGCATTATGGCTTCGTACGCTTTTGAGGATTATGCCCGCAGCGCAGCGAGTAAAAAGCAGTGCCCTTGTTGCTATGGGGAAAAATTTATTGAAAGCGTAGTTTTTACAAACAAGGTCCAGTATCCGGATGGTAAGCCGCCGGTATGGGCAAAGTGTACGAAAGGTGTGTATTCGTCTTACTGGGAAGAATGGAAAAAAGTCAGGGAGGTGGTAAAAGTTGCCTGTCCGGAGTGTGGCGGAAAGGGTGAGGTTTCCACCGCCTGTAAGGATTGCCGTGGGCGTGGTGTCGCCATTCATCGTGAAGAGTCGGTAAAACGTGGTATGCCTGTTATCAGAGACTGCCAGCGTTGTGGTGGTCGTGGCTATGAAAGACTACCATCAACGGAGGCATTTAATGCTATATGCGAGGTGACAAACCAGATAACACGCGCGTCATGGGAAAAAACAGTTAAGAAATTCTATGATGCGCTGGTGACCCGGTTTGATGTTGAAGAAGCATGGGCTGAGCGGCAGTTAAAAAAGGTAACTAGGTAACAAGGTTGATTTTTCCGGAATCTGTGGTAAATTCGTCATAATAATGGGCTTTTTATGCCTGACGTTAGAAGAGTTTCTACAACCCGCCGCCGAGCGGGTTTTTTATTGCGGAATTAATTACGGACCGTTATTATTCTGCTCCCGGCCCTTTAGCTCAGTGGTGAGAGCGAGCGACTCATAATCGCCAGGTCGCTGGTTCAAATCCAGCAAGGGCCACCATCACAAACCGCCATTAGCTTATCAGGAAGAGCAGACGACACGATAACAGGGTTGTTGGTGCGGGGGCGGGTCCCCGATGGCGGTCCATTATCGGTATTCAGCGTTGTTAGCTCAGCCGGACAGAGCAATTGCCTTCTAAGCAATCGGTCACTGGTTCGAATCCAGTACAGCGCGCTATATTCATTCTTCCAGATTCCTTCCGGCAGAGCCTTATACTGAAATATACCTGGCTCAGGATATTGTTGAAAATATTTTATGTTTGTCAAAAATAAAAGTTCTGTTAAGTATTGATTGAGTGTTTGTTATACGGTCTAATGGTTTTTTCAGCATTAAATATTTATCATTCATATGGTGTGGGTAGAGTGAATATTGATGAGGCGTCGGGGTGTTTCATCCTTAGGCAGCGTATTGATATAGTCAATGCAGGACGAGCAAAGGCCTTCAGCCGTTTGACAGTTTTGTTCTGTACTCCTGATCGTCTTTCGGGAAGAGACGTTATTATTCTGAATAGTGATGCTATACAGAGGGTTTGCGATGAGTTCATGGTTGCTAATTCAGAATTATTTGCTCTTGTTCAGGAGTACAACAGAATAGCCAGGACCTGTGGTATGGATGAACTTCGGATTACTCATCTGGGGTAGATACATATCTGGATTATCACTTGTTACGGTAAAAAGTGATTGCTTACTGTTTTTGTGAGTGGCATTGCAGCAGCCGGATAATGTCAGTGCTGGCTGACGGTGTGCTGGTGGCGGGTGTGGTGGTTGTTGCTTTCCCGTTGCTGAAAAAGAAAACGCCAGACTGTTAGCCGGGTATCAGTTAGCGGGAGAAATTTTTAAATACTTCACAATTCAGGCGGTTGACTGTTGTCTGGTTTGCGGGGAGTTTGTTAAAAGAAACTGGCATGGTGAATCCCCCTGTGCGGAGGGGCAATCAGCGAGTAGGTATATGGGATAATCGCGGATTCAGGTGCTGGTACTGAATTCACCGGGAGGCACCCGGCACCATGCAATGGCACATAGCGCCACTCTCCAGCCCCTCTCCGGAGGGGCTGTTTATATTGATTTTGTCAGATGTGAGTAAACTCCTTATGGACTTTGTTGTTTTAGTCCATAAGGACATATTTGCAGAGTGCAACGGTTATTAAAGCATTCATTCAATACGTTATCTGTATTTGTAGGACATTCCTGGCTGTTTTTGATTAAATTCCAGAATGTTTTATTGAATGGTACTACGTTGTAAATGGTTACAGGTAGCACTTTGTTATTGAGCATGATACCTGTGTGAGTCAGTGTAAATATACTTTCAGGAGGTAAGAAAGCATCCGATTGATACCAGATTATTAATTTTATTTTACTCCATATGACTGAAAAAGATATTCCGCATGATGGCTGGATAACTGTATCAATCACAATCCACTTCATTTAGCTTCCTTGTTTATGCCTTGCTGGTGATGTTCTGAAAAGTATAAATGATATTTTTGAATATAAACCATAGAGCAGAATTATTTTTCTGATGTTGTTTATTGTTTATTTAAATGCAGGGTGGTTTATATCTCGTCTTGTAGTTTATCCATGCATATCTGCTTGATGATCAGGTTTCTATTTAAGGTATGGTTTTGTGTTTTTTCTGTGTTACATGTCTGGTATTTTAAAGAATTATTTTTCAGATGGTGGAAAGAACCATGGCATTTAAACACTATGATGTTGTCAGGGCGGCGCCGCCGTCAGATCTTGCGGAAAAGCTGACACATAAACTGAAAGAGGGCTGGCAGCCGTTTGGTAGTCCGGTGGCCATAACCCCTTATACCCTGATGCAGGCGATTGCAGCAGAAGGTGATGTGGTGGTCAGTGGTGCAACTGAGCCCGAGTGATACTACGTCATCGTACTGGCCCGGCATTCCAGGCCATAAAAGACAGTCTGGCAGTGGGACTAAATGTACTGACGCTGACGGATATTACCAAAAATGCAACGTATGGCGTTGAGATAGAAAGTCTGGTGCTGGAGATAAATGCACCGGCATCATCATAAAAAGTGAGCCAGTCAAATGGAAGGTATCGTTAAACTCACCGGTAGTGTCAGTGGATCGTCTGAGACGCTTGCATGAGTTATCAGAGCCATCAGTAGTTAACTGGTGGCTTTTTTATTGTTGTCAGCTTCCGGATAACGGGAGACGGGGTATGGACCAGATGGAAAAAATCACAACAGGTGTGTCATACACCACGTCAGCGGTGGGAACGGGCTACTGGTTCCTGCAGTTGCTGGACAGGGTTTCCCCGTCTCAGTGGGCGGCAATAGGCGTGCTGGGGAGTCTGCTGTTTGGGCTGCTGACATATCTGACTAACCTGTATTTCAAAATCAGAGAGGACCGTCGTAAGGCGGCACGGGGAGAGTAATTCAATGACTCAAAACTATGAACTGATTGTGAAAGGGATCCGCAATTTTGAGAATAAAGTTACGGTAACTTTAGCGTTACGGGACAAAAAACGCTTTGACGGTGAAATTTTTGACCTGGACATCTCGCTGGACCGTGTTGAAGGTGCCGCGCTGGAGTTTTATGAGGCAGCAGCCAGAAGGAGCATCAGACAGGTCTTCCTGGATGTTGCTGCCGGGTTATGTGAAGGGGATGAGCAGTCGCCGGAAAAGCGCCCCGTAATTTTAGAGGCGCAGGATGTGTTGATAACCTACAGAGGAAAACTACCGGGAATAATTACGGGTTCTCTGAAGAGTCCGCCGAAATGGTAATTTTACCAGCATATTTTTCATCCAGTAATACAGCAAGCCGCCTGAAAGAGTCTTGTTGTTCCTGAGACCATTTGGGATTGCATGATTCAAACTGGATTGATGCCAGCGTTGATTGCATCTGTTCCCTTGGAATTGAGAATGCCAGATATGAGAAGGCGACGGTAAGGGTATTCACGTCTTCCCGAAGCCTGGAAATGCTGTCGAGCAACTCCTGTAGAGAAATGGTGTTATTGTCCATAAATAATCCTCATGATTGTATTGACCTGTTAGCAGCCTGAGGCAACAGGCTGGAACTGATAAACATATCCAGGGCTCAGAAACCGATAAATCCTGATAAATATCCATGAACGCAAAAATCAGATACGGCCTGTCGGCTGCCGTTCTGGCGCTGATTGCCGCTGGTGCGCCTGCGCCTGACATTCTCGACCAGTTTCTGGATGAAAAGGAAGGTAACCACACCACGGCATACCGTGATGGCGCGGGTATCTGGACCATCTGCCGCGGTGCCATCCTGGTGGATGGCAAACCTGTCGTTCCGGGCATGAAGTTGTCGAAGGAAAAATGCGACCGGGTTAACGCCATTGAGCGTGATAAGGCGCTGGCATGGGTGGAGAAAAACATCAAAGTGCCATTGAGCGAACCCCAGAAAGCGGGGATCGCGTCATTCTGTCCGTACAACATTGGTCCCGGTAAGTGTTTCCCGTCGACGTTTTATAAACGAATTAATGCAGGTGATCGCAGGGGAGCGTGTGAGGCGATTCGCTGGTGGATTAAGGACGGTGGCAGAGACTGCCGTATTCGTTCAAACAACTGCTACGGTCAGGTATCCCGTCGTGACCAGGAGAGCGCGCTGGCGTGCTGGGGTATCGACAGATAAGCAGAATATTTTGCTGAAAAATGCGGTTTGCTTACACGGACGGATAACACGAAATCCTGCGAACTGACAAAAACTAAGTGAATAAAAGTAAAAACCCCGTTTGTTGGCTGCAAGCGGGGTTTTGTGTTTCCTGACTCTGGAAAAGTCAAAGGAGAAAGTGTGTTTGATTTTAGCAAACTGATTCGGGAGATTCGAGTGATGGCTGAAAAATTATCCACCTGGAAGTTCATTCTTATCTGGCTGGTGTTTGTGATTATGGCCTCCGGTTATTTCATCGGTCAGATACGCTGGTGGTGAAATGAACCGCGTACTGTGCGTGGTCATCATTGCCCTGCTGGTGGCCTGTGGTGCGCTTAGTCTGGGGCTGAATCATTACCGTGATAACGCCATAACCTACAAAGAGCAGCGCGATAAAAAAGTCAGTGAGCTGGAGCAGGCAAATGCAACCATTACTGATATGCAGCAGCGCCAGCGTGATGTTGCTGCACTTGATGCCAGATACTCGAGGGAATTAGCCGATGCGAGAGCTGAAAATGAAACTCTGCGCGCTGACGTTGCCGCTGGTCGTAAGCGCCTGCGGATCAACGCCACCTGCCCCGGTACCGTGCGTGAAGCCCCCACCACCTCCGGCGTGGATAATGCAACCGGCCCCCGACTGGCAGACACCGCTGAACGGGATTATTTCACTCTCAGAGAGCGGTTGATGCTGATGCAGAAGCAGCTGGAAGTGGCGCAGGAATATATCCGCACTCAGTGCCTGAAATAAGTTTTGCTGATGCGCGGTATTGTCGCCGTATCCCCGCATTAACAGAGACCGCAGCCCGACCGGGAGACTCCTCTGCGCGAGTGTGCGGGGATAATCAAAAACGATACACACCGGGGTTTACCGCGTTAACGGAGCGCGGCGTTGTCCCCTCATAGTCGCCTGTCCGGTGCGATGGTGGAAGAAACTGGACTACATTGAAAATGATAACCATTATCGTTTTTGCGGGTCCTTTCCGGCGATCCGGGCCGTTACGGGGCGGCGACCTCGCGGTTTTTCACTATTTATGAAAATTTTTCAGGGAAAATCGTGTCGGTACTTCTCGAATATAACTTTTTGTTTTTTTTTATATTGCATCCGTAAAGGTCCGACATGAAAGTGTCCGAAAATGCCTTTTTCTGGCGTTTTCATGTCGGGCCTTGTATTTGATAATGGGTTGTTTTCATGAAGGTTAATAAAAAGAGGCTTGCCGAAATTTTCAACGTGGACCCGCGGACGATTGAACGCTGGCAGTCTCAGGGACTCCCTTGCGCCTCCAAAGGTAGTAAGGGCATTGAATCTGTATTTGATACTGCCATGGCAATTCAGTGGTATGCGCAGAGGGAAACTGATATCGAAAACGAAAAGCTCCGCAAAGAACTGGACGATTTGCGTGCGGCAGCGGAGTCAGATTTACAACCCGGCACCATTGACTATGAACGCTACCGGCTCACAAAAGCGCAGGCAGATGCGCAGGAACTGAAAAATGCCCGTGAAGACGGAGTAGTGCTGGAAACTGAACTGTTTACCTTCATTCTGCAACGTGTGGCACAGGAGATTTCGGGGATACTTGTGCGTGTGCCGTTGACATTACAGCGTAAATATCCGGACATTTCACCATCACACCTTGATGTGGTGAAAACTGAAATCGCGAAAGCCTCCAATGTTTCAGCTAAGGCCGGTGAAAACGTGGGCGGGTGGATCGATGATTTCAGACGCGCAGAAGGCAGCTAATGCAGCCGGTGCGATAGCAACAGGGCTTTTATCTCTCATTATTCCTGTTCCACTGACGACAGTTCAGTGGGCCAATAAACATTATTACCTTCCTAAAGAGTCGTCTTATACCCCGGGGCGGTGGGAAACACTGCCGTTTCAGGTTGGCATCATGAACTGTATGGGCAACGATTTGATTCGCACTGTTAACCTGATTAAATCTGCCCGTGTTGGTTATACAAAGATGTTGCTGGGAGTGGAGGCTTATTTTATTGAGCATAAATCACGCAACAGCCTTCTTTTTCAGCCCACGGACTCAGCTGCTGAAGATTTTATGAAATCTCATGTTGAGCCAACGATAAGGGAGGTTCCTGCGTTGCTGGAGCTGGCTCCATGGTTCGGAAGAAAACACCGCGATAATACGCTCACCCTGAAGCGTTTTTCCTCCGGTGTGGGTTTCTGGTGTCTGGGGGGAGCGGCAGCAAAAAACTACCGTGAAAAATCCGTGGATGTGGTCTGTTATGACGAGCTTTCCTCGTTCGAACCGGATGTTGAAAAAGAGGGTTCGCCAACCCTGCTGGGGGATAAACGTATTGAGGGCTCTGTATGGCCCAAATCCATTCGCGGCTCGACTCCTAAAATCAAAGGCTCCTGCCAGATCGAAAAAGCCGCTAACGAGTCGGCACACTTCATGCGTTTTTATGTGCCCTGTCCGCACTGTGGGGAGGAGCAGTATCTGAAATTTGGCGATGAGTCCACGCCTTTTGGGCTTAAATGGGAGAAGGACAGCCCCGAAAGCGTTTTCTACCTCTGTGAGCATCATGGCTGCGTGATCCATCAGTCTGAACTGGACCAGAGTAACGGGCGGTGGATCTGTGAAAACACGGGCATGTGGACCCGTGACGGCCTGACGTTTTTCAGCGCTGCGGGTAATGAAATTCCGCCGCCGCGCTCCATCACTTTCCATATCTGGACGGCGTACAGTCCGTTCACCACCTGGGTACAGATTGTCTATGACTGGCTGGATGCACTGAAAGATCCCAACGGCCTGAAAACCTTTGTGAACACCACGCTGGGCGAGACCTGGGAAGAGGCTGTGGGCGAAAAAATCGATCACCAGGTACTGATGGATAAGGTTGTGCGTTACACGGCGGCGGTGCCTGCCCGGGTGGTTTATCTGACGGCGGGCATTGACTCGCAGCGAAACCGTTTTGAGATGTATGTCTGGGGATGGGCTCCGGGAGAGGAAGCCTTTCTGGTGGATAAAATCATCATTATGGGGCGTCCCGATGAGGAAGAGACGCTGTTACGTGTGGATGCGGCGATCAACAAAAAATACCGCCATGCAGACGGAACCGAAATGACTATTTCCCGTGTCTGCTGGGACATCGGGGGGATCGATGGCGAAATCGTTTATCAGAGGTCAAAAAAACACGGTGTTTTCCGGGTGCTGCCGGTAAAAGGCGCATCTGTCTATGGCAAGCCGGTGATCACCATGCCAAAAACCCGCAATCAGCGGGGCGTGTATCTGTGTGAAGTGGGGACGGACACCGCAAAAGAAATTCTCTATGCCCGTATGAAAGCCGATCCCACGCCTGTGGATGAAGCCACGTCGTATGCCATCCGTTTTCCTGATGATCCGGAGATTTTTTCGCAGACAGAGGCGCAGCAACTGGTCGCGGAAGAGCTTGTGGAGAAGTGGGAAAAAGGAAAGATGCGTCTGCTGTGGGATAACAAAAAGCGGCGTAACGAAGCGCTGGACTGCCTGGTGTATGCCTACGCGGCATTACGTGTGTCCGTGCAACGCTGGCAGCTTGATCTGGCTGTACTGGCAAAATCCCGGGAAGAAGAGACGACCCGGCCAACCCTTAAAGAACTGGCAGCGAAGCTGTCCGGAGGAGTGAATGGTTACAGTCGCTGAACTGCAGGCGCTGCGTCAGGCGCGCCTTGATTTATTAACCGGTAAACGGGTGGTGTCTGTCCAGAAAGATGGTCGCAGAATTGAATATACGGCGGCTTCTCTGGATGAGCTTAACCGGGCGATCAATGATGCGGAGTCGGTACTGGGGACAACCCGGCGTCGCCGTCGTCCGCTGGGAGTGAGGTTATGAAACGAACGCCTGTCCTGATTGATGTGAACGGCGTTCCGCTTCGTGAGAGTCTCAGCTACAACGGGGGCGGTGCAGGATTTGGCGGGCAAATGGCTGAGTGGTTGCCACCGGCGCAGAGTGCCGATGCGGCCCTGCTACCCGCGTTGCGTCTGGGGAATGCCCGGGCAGATGATCTGGTGCGCAATAACGGAATAGCGGCTAATGCGGTGGCTCTGCATAAGGATCACATTGTCGGGCATATGTTTCTGATCAGCTACCGTCCGAACTGGCGCTGGCTGGGGATGCGGGAGACCGCAGCAAAAAGCTTTGTCGATGAGGTGGAGGCGGCCTGGTCGGAATACGCCGAAGGGATGTTTGGCGAGATCGACGTGGAAGGAAAACGCACGTTCACGGAATTTATCCGTGAAGGTGTGGGCGTTCATGCGTTTAACGGCGAAATCTTTGTGCAGCCGGTCTGGGATACGGAAACCACGCAGTTATTCCGTACGCGTTTTAAAGCCGTGAGTCCGAAACGGGTGGACACGCCTGGACACGGTATGGGGAACCGTTTTCTGCGGGCCGGTGTGGAGGTCGATCGATATGGCCGTGCCGTCGCGTACCATATTTGTGAGGACGATTTTCCGTTCTCTGGTAGTGGACGATGGGAACGGATCCCGCGTGAACTTCCCACCGGGCGTCCGGCCATGCTGCATATTTTCGAGCCGGTGGAGGACGGGCAGACCCGTGGGGCTAATCAGTTTTACAGCGTCATGGAACGGCTGAAGATGCTCGATTCCCTGCAGGCAACACAGCTTCAGTCGGCCATAGTGAAGGCGATGTATGCAGCGACGATTGAAAGTGAACTTGATACCGAAAAGGCCTTTGAATATATCGCCGGTGCGCCGCAGGGGCAGAAGGATAATCCGCTTATTAATATTCTGGATAAGTTCTCCACCTGGTATGACACGAATAGCGTGACGCTGGGCGGTGTCAAAATTCCGCACCTTTTCCCCGGTGATGATCTGAAACTTCAGACCGCGCAGGATTCAGACAATGGATTTTCGGCGCTTGAACAGGCGCTGCTGCGGTATATCGCCGCCGGTCTTGGCGTTTCCTACGAACAGTTGTCCCGTGATTACTCGAAGGTCAGTTATTCAAGTGCCCGCGCATCCGCCAATGAGTCGTGGCGCTATTTTATGGGGCGGCGAAAATTTATTGCGTCCCGGCTGGCCACGCAGATGTTTTCCTGCTGGCTGGAAGAGGCACTTCTTCGGGGGATTATTCGTCCGCCACGGGCACGTTTTGATTTTTATCAGGCGCGATCAGCCTGGTCACGGGCTGAGTGGATTGGAGCCGGAAGAATGGCCATTGACGGGCTCAAGGAGGTTCAGGAATCAGTGATGCGCATTGAGGCCGGACTGAGCACGTATGAGAAAGAGCTGGCGCTGATGGGCGAGGATTATCAGGACATTTTCCGCCAGCAGGTCAGGGAATCTGCAGAGCGGGAAAAAGCCGGACTCTCACGTCCGGTGTGGATAGCGCAGGCGTATCAGCAGCAGATAGCGGAGAGTCGCAGGCCGGAAGAGGAGACAACACCACGTGAGACGTAATCTTTCACACATTATTGCCGCAGCATTCAATGAACCGCTGCTTCTGGAGCCCGCCTATGCGCGGGTTTTCTTTTGCGCGCTCGGGCGCGAGATGGGGGCAGCAAGTCTTTCGGTACCACAACAGCAGGTACAGCTTGATGCTCCCGGAATGCTGGCTGAAACGGACGAGTACATGGCCGGAGGTAAACGACCGGCCCGTGTTTACCGGGTGGTGAACGGTATTGCGGTACTGCCGGTGAGCGGCACGCTGGTGCACCGGCTGGGGGGGATGCGGCCATTTTCCGGAATGACTGGCTATGACGGCATTGTCGCCTGTCTTCAGCAGGCAATGGCAGATAGCCAGGTGCGGGGCATACTGCTGGACATTGACAGTCCGGGCGGGCAGGCCGCCGGCGCGTTTGACTGCGCTGACATGATTTACCGCCTCCGGCAGCAGAAGCCGGTCTGGGCACTGTGTAATGACACGGCCTGTTCTGCGGCCATGCTGCTGGCGTCGGCCTGCTCCCGACGGCTGGTTACCCAGACATCCCGTATCGGTTCCATTGGCGTGATGATGAGCCATGTCAGCTATGCCGGTCATCTGGCGCAGGCCGGTGTGGATATCACGCTGATTTACTCAGGGGCGCACAAGGTGGATGGCAATCAGTTTGAAGCGTTGCCGGCAGAGGTTCGCCAGGACATGCAGCAGCGGATTGATGCGGCGCGCCGGATGTTTGCCGAAAAAGTGGCGATGTTTACCGGTCTGTCTGTTGATGCAGTCACGGGAACAGAGGCCGCTGTTTTTGAAGGTCAGTCCGGCATTGAGGCCGGGCTGGCGGATGAATTAATCAATGCGTCGGATGCCATCAGTGTGATGGCCACGGCGCTGAACAGTAATGTCAGAGGAGGCACTATGCCGCAATTAACTGCAACGGAAGCCGCCGTGCAGGAGAACCAGCGAGTGATGGGGATCCTGACATGCCAGGAAGCGAAAGGACGTGAACAGCTTGCCACGATGCTGGCAGGGCAACAGGGCATGAGCGTTGAACAGGCCCGGGCGATTCTGGCCGCGGCGGCACCGCAGCAGCCGGTGGCATCCGCGCAGAGTGAAGCCGATCGCATTATGGCGTGTGAAGAAGCGAACGGTCGTGAACAACTGGCGGCAACGCTGGCGGCGATGCCGGAGATGACGGTGGAAAAAGCCCGCCCGATCCTGGCGGCTGCACCACTGGCGGATGCCGGGCCCTCGCTTCGTGATCAGATCATGGCCCTGGATGAGGCAAAAGGGGCAGAAGCGCAGGCTGAAAAACTGGCGGCCTGCCCGGGAATGACCGTGGAGAACGCCCGGGCTGTGCTGGCTGCGGGATCAGGTAAGGCCGAACCGGTCTCTGCATCCACAACCGCCCTGTTTGAACATTTCATGGCGAATCATTCACCGGCAGCGGTGCGGGGTGGCGTGTCACAGACGTCAGCAGACGGTGATGCGGACGTGAAAATGCTCATGGCCATGCCATGAAGTCAGTGCTGACCATCAATATGAGGTTTTAACAAAATGGTGACGAAAACCATCACTGAACAGCGTGCGGAAGTACGTATTTTTGCCGGTAATGATCCGGCTCATACCGCCACAGGCAGCAGCGGGATTTCTTCTGCAACACCGGCTCTGACGCCCCTGATGCTGGATGAAGCCACCGGGAAACTGGTGGTCTGGGATGGACAGAAAGCCGGTAGTGCGGTTGGCATACTGGTACTGCCGCTTGAAGGCACAGAGACGGTGCTGACCTATTACAAGTCGGGGACCTTTGCGACGGAGGCAATCCGCTGGCCTGACAGTGTGGATGAACACAAAAAGGCAAATGCCTTTGCCGGCACAGCCCTGAGTCACGCGGCTCTGCCGTAACACGTTATCAGGCCACCATGGTGACCTGACTGATTTCTGAATGAAAGGAACTGATTTATGGGATTGTTTACGACCCGCCAGTTACTCGGTTATACCGAACAAAAAGTGAAATTCCGTGCGCTGTTTCTGGAGCTGTTTTTCCGCCGTACGGTGAATTTCCACACCGAAGAGGTGATGCTGGACAAAATTACCGGAAAAACGCCGGTGGCGGCCTATGTCTCCCCGATCGTTGAAGGAAAAGTGCTTCGCCATCGCGGTGGTGAAACCCGCGTGTTACGTCCGGGCTACGTCAAGCCGAAACACGAATTTAATTACCAGCAGGCGGTTGAGCGCCTTCCTGGTGAAGATCCGGCTCAGCTGAACGACCCGGCCTACCGTCGTCTGCGTATCATTACCGATAACCTCAAACAGGAAGAGCACGCCATTGTCCAGGTGGAAGAAATGCAGGCGGTGAATGCCGTGCTGTATGGCAAATACACCATGGAAGGGGATCAGTTTGATACTGTCGAGGTGGATTTCGGGCGCTCTGAAGGAAATAACATTGAGCAGGCTGACGGTAAAAAATGGTCTGAGCAGGACCGTGATACGTTTGATCCGACGCATGATATTGACCTCTACTGCGATCAGGCCAGCGGCCTTGTGAATATCGCCATTATGGACGGTACGGTCTGGCGTCTGCTGAATGGCTTTAAGCTGTTCCGCGAAAAACTGGATACCCGTCGCGGCTCAAATTCACAACTCGAAACGGCAGTGAAAGATCTGGGCGCAGTGGTGTCCTTCAAGGGGTATTACGGCGATCTGGCCATTGTGGTGGCGAAAACGTCTTATGTGGCAGAGGACGGTACCGAAAAACGTTATCTGCCGGAGGGCATGCTGGTGTTGGGGAATACGGCGGCAGAGGGGATTCGTTGCTATGGTGCCATTAAGGATGCACAGGCGTTGTCTGAAGGAGTGGTGGCTTCTTCCCGTTACCCGAAACACTGGCTGACCGTGGGCGATCCGTCCTGTGAATTCACCATGACGCAGTCCGCTCCGCTGATGGTGCTGCCGGATCCGGATGAGTTTGTGGTGGTACAGGTGAAATAATCCGTGAGCGGGGGCGAAATGCCCCCGTGTCTTTTTTCACAGGAGGCTGAGATGGCAACAAAAGAAGAAAATCTGAATCGTCTTCGTCAACTGGCTGACCTGCTGGGGCGCGAGGCGGATATGTCGGGGAGTGCTGCGGATATTGCTCAACGTGTGTCTGAGTGGGAAGAGGAGCTTGCTGTTTCCCCGGAGGGCATTATGCACTCTGATGAGAGCGGGGCTGATCAAAATCACACAGACGATGGTGAGCAGTTGAACAACACGGATGCTCCGGATGATGTTAAAGCCGTCCGGGTACGGAAGTGCCTGCAAGTAATGGGGTATTGCCCGGAGACAGGTCGTCCCGTTGAGCTGGCGTTACGGGGTATGCGTGTTCTGGTGCCATCATCACTGGCAACGGCCATGATACAGCACGGAACGGCTGAATATGCGTGATTTTCAGAATGCCTTTGATGCTGCCCTCGCCGGGGTAGACAGTACGATCGTTGAAGTGATGGGGCTCTGTGCGCAGTTCACCTCGGGGGCACAGTGTGGCAGCGAAGTTCAGGGGGTTTTTGATGATCCGGAGTCGCTGGGGTTTGCCGGTGGCGGGGTCCGTATTGAAGGAAGCAGCCCGTCATTATTTGTGCGGACGGATACGGTTCGTGCCGTGCGGCGTGGTGACACGCTGACCATTAATGGTGAGATATTCTGGGTGGATCGTGTTTCTCCGGATGACGGGGGCAGCTGTTATCTCTGGCTCAACCGTGGTCAACCACCCGCAGTTAACCGGCGACGATAAACGCAGGGTGAAATTATGGCGATAAAAGGGCTTGATCAGGCGATTGACAATCTGAGCCGGGTTCGTAAAAACGCCATTCCGGCGGCTTCAGCAATGGCCATTAACCGCGTGGCCACAACGGCGATTAATCAGTCTTCATCACAGGTTGCCCGGGAGACAAAGATTCGCCGGAAACTGGTTAAGGAACGGTCCAGACTGAAACGGGCGACGGTCAGAAATCCGAATGCCAGAATTATCGTTAACCGCGGTGATCTCCCTGTGATTAAGCTGGGGATCAGGATGCTGGGGCGTCGCCCGAACAGCATACTTAAAGCCGGTCAGCATCGGTATCAGCGGGCATTTATTCAGCGATTAAAAAATGGTCGCTGGCATGTCATGCAGCGTGTGGCCGGGAAAAACCGTTACCCCATTGATGTGGTGAAAATCCCGATGGCGGCCCCACTGAAACAGGCATTTGATGAGAATGTTGACCGTATCCGGCGTGAACGCCTGCCTAAAGAACTGGCATACGCGCTGAAACAACAACTGAGGATTGCAATAAAACGATGAAACACACTGACATTCGTGCCGCAGTGCTGGATGCACTCGAGCAGCATGAACACGGGGCGACGCTGTTTGATGGTCGCCCCGTTGTTTTTGACGAAGAGGATTTTCCTGCGATCGCGGTTTATCTGACGGATGCAGAGTATACCGGTGAAGAGCTGGATGCAGATACCTGGCGGGCCACGCTGCATATTGAGGTGTTTTTACCGGCACAGGTACCGGATTCAGAGCTTGATCAGTGGATGGAAAGCCGGATTTACCCGGCGATGACCGCGATCCCGGCACTGGCAGGACTGATTACCACGATGGTTACGCAGGGCTATGAGTATCGTCGTGATGACGATATGGCGTTATGGAGTTCTGCAGATCTGACTTATTCCATTACATACGAGATGTGAGGACGATATGGCAACACCAAATCCCCTTGAGCCGGTAAAAGGTGCCGGTACCACTCTGTGGGTTTACAACGGCAAGGGTGATGCTTATGCAAACCCGTTGTCAGACGATGACTGGCAGCGACTGGCTAAGGTGAAGGATCTGACGCCGGGCGAGATGACGGCAGAATCCTACGATGATAACTACCTGGATGATGAAGACGCGGACTGGACCGCGACCGGGCAGGGGCAGAAATCTGCAGGTGATACCAGTTTTACGCTGGCCTGGAAACCGGGAGAGGAAGGCCAGAAAGGGCTTATAGGCTGGTTTGAAAGCGGCGATGTCCGGGCCTATAAAATCCGTTTTCCGAATGGCACGGTGGATGTGTTTCGTGGCTGGGTCAGCAGTATCGGTAAGGCCGTGACGGCGAAAGAAGTGATCACCCGCACGGTGAAAGTCACTAACGTGGGTAAACCTTCTGTAGCGGAAGAACGCAGCAAAATTACGCCGGTCAGTGCGATTAAGGTGACGCCGACATCCGGTACGGTGGCAAAAGGGAAAACAACCACCCTGACGGTTTCTTTTGAGCCGGAAAGTGCAACCGACAAGACGTTCAGAGCGGTTTCCGCCGATCCGTCGAAAGCCACCATTAGTGTGAAAGATATGACAATTACGGTAAACGGCGTGGCGACAGGTAAGGTGCAGATCCCTGTGGTGAGCGGAAATGGTCAGTTCGCCGCAGTGGCTGAAGTCACCGTTACTGAAGCGGGCGCTGCAGGGTAAACGGAGGTAATACATGTTTCTGAAAACAGAACAATTTGAATATAACGGTGTGTCTGTCACGCTTTCCGAATTGTCTGCGCTGCAGCGTATCGAGCATCTTGCCCTCCTGAAACGGCGTGCAGAACAGGCAGAATCCTGCGGCAACCTGCAGGTAAGCGTGGAAGATCTCGTCAGAACCGGCGCGTTTCTGGTGGCGATGTCCCTGTGGCATAACCATCCACAGAAAACGCAGTCACCGTCAATGAATGAGGCCGTGATGAAGATAGAGCAGGAAGTGCTCACCACCTGGCCTGCCGATGCCATTGCCCGGGCGGAAGACGTGGTGTTGTGCCTGTCCGGGATGATCGAAGCTGTTCGTCCGGATACTGATATTACTGAAGTGGCGAAAAATAACACGCTGACTGATGATGATTTTTCTGCGGGAAAGTCTTCGACGGCGAGCTGAACTTTGCCCTCAGACTGGCGCGTGAGATGGGGAGACCCGACTGGCGCGCCATGCTTGCCGGGATGACATCCACCGAATATGCCGACTGGCACCGTTTTTACCGCACGCATTATTTTCAGGATACCCAGCTGGATATGCATTTTTCCGGGCTGACGTACGCTGTACTCAGCCTGTTTTTTTGCGATCCGGATATGCATCCCTCTGATTTCAGTCTGCTTGTCCCCCGGCATGAGGAAGAGCAGGTGGAGAGGCCGGATGAGGACAAAATGCTGATGCAGAAAGCGGCAGGACTTGCCGGAGGCGTCCGGTTCGGTGGGGACGGAGGGCGCGATATTTTATCGTCTGCGGATGTGGCGGATGTCATGGTGGATGATGCCGCATTAATGATGGCTTCAGCGGGGATTCCGGGAGGTGTGAGATATGTCCCAGCCGGTTGGTGATCTTGTTATTGACCTGAGTCTGGATGCTGTCCGTTTCGATGAGCAGATGAGCCGGGTAAGGCGTCATTTTTCAGGTCTGGATACCGACGCCAGAAAAACCGCCAGTGCTGTTGAACAGGGCCTGAGCCGCCAGGCGCTGGCTGCACAAAAAGCCGGGATTTCCGTCGGGCAGTATAAAGCGGCCATGCGAACCCTGCCCGCACAGTTTACGGATATCGCCACGCAGCTTGCCGGTGGTCAGAATCCCTGGTTGATCCTGCTGCAACAGGGCGGTCAGGTGAAGGACTCCTTCGGCGGGATGATCCCCATGTTCAGGGGGCTTGCCGGTGCGATCACCCTGCCGATGGTCGGGGTCACCTCGCTGGCGGTGGCGACAGGTGCGCTGGCGTACGCCTGGTACCAGGGCGACGCCACGCTTTCAGAATTTAATAAAACGCTGGTCCTTTCCGGCAATCAGGCCGGACTGACTGCCGATCGTATGCTGACGCTCTCAAGAGCCGGGCAGGCAGCAGGGCTGACGTTTAACCAGGCGAGAGAGTCACTGGCAGCCCTGGTGAATGCCGGTGTGCGTGGTGGTGAACAGTTTGATGCCATCAACCAGAGTGTCGCGCGTTTTGCGTCTGCATCCGGTGTGGAGGTGGATAAAGTCGCTGAAGCCTTCGGGAAGCTGACCACTGACCCGACGTCGGGACTGATGGCGATGGCGCGCCAGTTCCGTAACGTGACGGCAGAGCAGATTGCGTATGTTGCACAGCTGCAGCGTTCCGGAGACGAGGCCGGGGCATTGCAGGCGGCGAACGATATCGCCACGAAAGGCTTTGATGAGCAGCCCCGTCGCCTGAAAGAAAACATGGGAACACTGGAGACCTGGGCGGATAAAACAGGGAAGGCATTCAAATCGATGTGGGATGCCATTCTGGATATCGGTCGTCCGGAATCCTCAGCGGATATGCTCGCCAGTGCGCAGAAGGCATTTGATGAGGCGGATAAAAAATGGCAGTGGTACCAGAGCCGGAGCCAGCGCCGGGGAAAGACCTCCTCTTTTCGTGCGAACCTTCAGGGGGCATGGGATGACCGGGAAAATGCCCGTCTGGGTCTGGCAGCGGCCACGCTGCAGTCGGATATGGAAAAAGCCGGTGAACTGGCGGCAAGGGACAGGGCTGAGCGTGAGTCGTCACAGCTGAAGTATACCGGAGAGGCGCAGAAGGCGTATGAGCGCCTGCAGACGCCGCTGGATAAATATACCGCCCGTCAGAAAGAGCTGAATAAGGCCCTGAAAGACGGAAAAATCCTGCAGGCGGATTACAACACGCTGATGGCGTCGGCAAAAAAGGATTATGAATCGACGCTGAAAAAGCCGTCAGGTGTGAAGGTGTCTGCCGGTGAGCGCCAGGAAGACCGGGCGCATGCAGCCCTGCTGGCGCTTGAAACCGAGCTCAGGACGCTGGAAAAACACAGCGGTGTGAATGAGAAAATCAGCCAGCAGCGCCGGGATTTATGGGAAGCGGAAAGTCAGTATGTGGTCCTGAAAGAGGCCGCCACGAAACGGCAGTTATCTGAGCAGGAAAAATCCCTGCTGGCTCATGAGAAAGAGACGCTGGAGTACAAACGCCAGCTGGCTGAGCTGGGAGACAAGATTGAACACCAGAAGCGGCTGAATGAGCTGGCACAGCAGGCGGCGCGGTTTGAACAGCAGCAAAGCGCGAAGCAGGCGGCAATCAGCGCAAAAGCCCGCGGCCTCACCGACCGTCAGGCGCAGCGGGAGTCGGAAGAGCAGCGCCTTCGTGAGGTGTACGGTGATAATCCGGCTGCGCTGGCGAAGGCCACATCGGCACTGAAGAACACCTGGTCTGCGGAGGAGCAGCTTCGTGGAAGCTGGATGGCCGGGATGAAGTCCGGCTGGGGAGAGTGGGCGGAAAGTGCGACGGACAGTTTTTCGCAGGTTAAAAGTGTGGCCACGCAGACCTTTGACGGTATTGCACAGAATATGGCAGCGATGCTGACCGGCAGCGAACAGAACTGGCGTGGTTTCACCCGTTCTGTGCTGTCCATGCTGACAGAGATTTTTCTGAAGCAGGCGATGGTGGGGATAGTCGGGAGTATCGGCAGCGCCATTGGCGGGGCTGTTGGTGGCGGCGCATCCGCGTCAGGCGGTACAGCCATTCAGGCTGCGGCGGCGAACTTCCATTTCGCGACCGGGGGATTTACGGGGACGGGGGGTAAATATGAACCTGCGGGGATTGTTCATCGCGGGGAGTTTGTCTTCACGAAGGAGGCGACCAGCCGGATTGGTGTCGGCAATCTGTACCGCCTGATGCGGGGCTATGCGGAAGGTGGTTATGTCGGCGGTGCCGGAAGTCCGGCGCAGATGCGGCGGGCGGAAGGCATTAATTTTAATCAGAACAATCACGTGGTGATTCAGAACGACGGCCCCAACGGGCGGGCAGGGCCGCAGCTGATGAAAGCGGTGTATGAGATGGCCCGCAAGGGGGCACAGGATGAACTCCGGCTGCAGTTGCGTGATGGCGGTATGTTATCAGGGAGCGGTGGATGAAAACCTTTCGCTGGAAAGTGAAGCCGGATATGGAGGTGAACTCGCAGCCATCGGTGCGTGAAGTGCGTTTTGGTGACGGGTACTCACAGCGTATGGCGGCAGGGCTGAATGCTGACCTGAAAACATACAGGGTGACGCTTTCCGTGACCCGGGAGGAGGCCCGGCATCTGGAAGCGTTCCTGGCAGAGCACGGTGGCTGGAAGGCATTTTTGTGGAAGCCACCCTATGCATACCGGCAGATAAAGGTGACCTGTGCCGGGTGGTCTGCGCGGGTCGGGATGTTGCGCGTTGAGTTCAGCGCGGAGTTTAAGCAGGTGGTGAACTGATGCAGGATATTCGCGAAGAAAGTCTGAACGAGTCGGTTAAGTCAGAGCAGTCACCGCGGGTGGTACTCTGGGAAATCGACCTGACGGTACAGGGTGGTGAGCGGTATTTTTTCTGTAATGAGCTGAATGAAAAAGGGGAGCCGGTCACCTGGCAGGGGCGTAAGTATGAGGCGTACCCGATTGATGGCAGCGGCTTTGAAATGAACGGGAAAGGCAGCAGTGCCAGACCGTCGCTGACGGTGTCCAATCTGTTCGGCCTTGTCACCGGGATGGCGGAAGACCTGCAGAGTCTGGTGGGGGCCACGGTGGTCCGCCGCCGGGTGTATGCCCGTTTTCTGGATGCGGTGAATTTTGTGGCGGGCAATCCGGAAGCGGACCCGGAGCAGGAGCTGAGCGACCGCTGGGTGGTGGAGCAGATGTCGCAGCTGACAGCCATGACGGCCTCGTTTGTGCTGGCCACACCGACCGAGACGGACGGAGCGCAGTTTCCCGGTCGTATCATGCTGGCGAACACCTGTATGTGGACCTACCGCTCTGATGAGTGTGGTTACACGGGCGGGGCTGTGGCGGATGAGTTCGATAAACCCACCACGGATATCCGTAAGGACAGATGCAGCAAGTGCATGCGCGGGTGTGAACTGCGCAGGAATGTCGGCAATTTTGGCGGTTTCCTTTCCATTAATAAACTTTCGCAGTAAATCCCGGTTTATGACACAGACTGAATCAGCGATTCTGGCGCATGCCCGGCGGTGTGCGCCTGCGGAGTCGTGCGGCTTCGTGATAAGCACGCCGGAGGGGGAGCGGTATATCCCTTGTGTGAATATTTCCGCAGAGCCGGAGGCGTATTTTCGTATCGCACCGGAAGACTGGCTGCGGGCAGAGATACAGGGGGAGATTGTGGCACTGGTCCACAGTCATCCCGGTGAGCTGCCCTGGCTGAGCGAGGCTGACCGGCGGCTGCAGATAAAAAGCGCACTGCCCTGGTGGCTGGTCTGCCGGGGGGAAATTCATAAATTCTGCTGTGTGCCACATCTGACAGGACGGCGCTTTGAGCGCGGGGTGACGGACTGTTACACGCTGTTCCGGGATGCATACCATCTGGCGGGAATTGATATGCCGGATTTTCATCGCGAGGATGACTGGTGGCGCAACGGCCAGAACCTGTACCTGGACAATATGGCAGTCACCGGCTTTTACCGGGTGCCCCTGTCCTCTGCACAGCCGGGCGATATCCTGCTGTGCTGCTTCGGCGCATCGGTGGCTAATCATGCCGCCATTTACTGCGGCAACGGTGAACTGCTTCACCATATTCCTGAACAACTGAGTAAACGGGAGAGGTATTCCGAAAAATGGCAACGACGAACGCATTCTGTCTGGCGTCACCGCCACTGGCACACATCTGCCTTCACGGGGATTTACAACGATTTGGCCGCCGCCTCAGCCTGTATGTGAACACGGCAGCGGAAGCCATTCGCGCCCTGTCGATGCAGATGCCGGGCTTTCGCCTTCAGATGAACGAAGGCTGGTACCAGATACGTATTGCCGGTGAAGACACGGCACCGGAGGTGGTGTACGCCCGCCTTCACGAACAGCTGGGTGAGGGAACGGTCATCCACATTGTGCCGCGACTGGCCGGGGCCGGAAAGGGTGGACTGCAGATTGTGTTGGGGGCGGCAGCCATCGTGGGCTCTTTCTTCACTGCCGGGGCATCAATGGCGTTATGGGGTTCAGCCCTGGCAGCCGGTGGTTTTTCTGCCACCACGATGCTGTTTTCACTTGGAGCCAGCATGATTCTGGGCGGTGTGGCCCAGATGCTGGCCCCGAAGGCAAAAACACCGGATTACCGCGCAACGGATAACGGCAGACAGAACACGTACTTTTCCTCGCTGGATAACATGATTGCCCAGGGGAACTCGATGCCGGTGCCTTACGGGGAAATGCTGGTTGGCTCCCGCCGTATATCCCAGGACATCAGCACCCGTGATGAAGGCGGGGGCGGAAAGGTCGTGGTTATCGGGCGACAGGGATAAAACATAAAAAAATCCCGCAGTGATCGCGGAGCTGCGGGGACAGACAAATGAAGATCAATGTGAAGGAGTTGTTTTTGTTACTCGGGCAAAAAAACACTAACGCAGTGAAATTATACGCGCCACAGTCAGTGTGTGAAAATGTGAAGATATTCAGAAATTTTATTCCGTCATGACGCAGGCACCCGGTGAGGTGCCTGTTGTTTTTGTGAGTGAACAATTATCACGGTAAGAGGTGATGTAATGGGCAAAGGTGGCGGCAAGGCGCACACACCGCGTGAGGCGAAAGACAATCTCAAATCCACGCAGATGATGAGCGTGATTGATGCGATTGGTGAGGGACCGATAGATGGCCCGGTGAAAGGCCTGCAGAGTATTCTGGTGAACAAAACCCCGCTGACGGACACGGACGGTAATCCCGTGATACACGGTGTGACCGCGGTCTGGCGTGCCGGGGAGCAGGAGCAGACACCACCGGAAGGCTTTGAGTCCTCCGGCTCTGAAACTGTACTGGGTGTCGAAGTGACCAGGGCAAAACCGGTAACACGCACCATTACGTCAGCGAACATTGACCGCCTGCGGGTGACCTTCGGGGTGCAGTCACTGGTGGAGACCACGTCAAAGGGTGACCGTAATCCGTCCTCTGTCCGTCTGCTGATTCAGTTACAGCGTAACGGTAACTGGGTGACAGAAAAGGATGTCACCATTAACGGCAAGACCACCTCACAGTTCCTGGCCTCGGTGATTCTGGATAATCTGCCTCCCCGCCCCTTTAACATCCGGATGGTCAGGGAGACGGCGGACAGCACCACGGACCAGCTGCAGAACAGAACGCTGTGGTCGTCATACACCGAAATCATCGATGTGAAACAGTGCTACCCGAACACGGCCATTGTGGGGATGCAGGTGGATGCGGAGCAGTTTGGTGGTCAGCAGATGACGGTGAACTACCATATCCGCGGTCGCATCATCCAGGTGCCGTCAAACTATGACCCGGAAAAACGCACGTACAGTGGTATCTGGGACGGCAGTCTGAAACCGGCATACAGCAACAATCCGGCCTGGTGTCTGTGGGACATGCTGACTCACCCGCGCTACGGCATGGGAAAACGTCTGGGGGCGGCGGATGTGGACAAGTGGGCGCTGTATGCCATCGGGCAGTACTGCGACCAGATGGTGCCGGATGGCTTCGGGGGCACCGAGCCGCGGATGACCTTCAATGCGTACCTGGCACAACAGCGTAAGGCGTGGGATGTTCTCAGTGATTTCTGCTCGGCGATGCGCTGTATGCCGGTATGGAACGGCCAGATGCTGACGTTTGTTCAGGACCGCCTGTCGGATGTGGTGTGGCCGTACACCAACAGCGATGTGGTGGTGGATGATAACGGCGTGGGGTTCCGCTACAGCTTCAGTGCCCTGAAGGACCGGCACACGGCGGTGGAGGTGAATTACACCGACCCGCAGAACGGCTGGCAGACCTCCACGGAGCTGGTGGAAGACCCGGAAGCCATACTGCGCTACGGGCGCAATCTGCTGAAGATGGACGCGTTCGGCTGTACCAGCCGCGGTCAGGCCCACCGTGCCGGACTGTGGGTGATAAAGACCGAACTGCTGGAAACGCAGACGGTGGATTTCACGCTCGGGTCTCAGGGGCTGCGGCACACACCCGGTGACATTATTGAAATCTGTGATAATGACTATGCCGGGACCCTGACCGGCGGACGTGTCCTGTCCATTGATGCTGCCACCCGCACCCTGACGCTGGACCGTGAGGTTACCCTGCCGGAGACCGGTGCCGCCACGGTGAACCTGATTAACGGCAGCGGTAAGCCGGTGAGTGTGGACATCACCGAACACCCCGCGCCGGACCGGATACAGGTCAGTACCCTGCCTGATGGTGTGGAGACATACGGGGTGTGGGGACTCTCCCTGCCGTCACTGCGCCGTCGCCTGTTCCGCTGTGTCTCCATCCGGGAAAACACGGACGGCACCTTTGCCATCACGGCGGTGCAGCACGTACCGGAAAAAGAAGCCATCGTGGATAACGGTGCCCGCTTTGAGCCGCAGTCAGGTTCCCTGAACAGCGTCATCCCACCGGCAGTGCAGCACCTGACGGTGGAGGTGAGCGCAGCTGACGGCCAGTATCTGGCGCAGGCGAAATGGGACACGCCGCGGGTGGTGAAGGGTGTGCGCTTCAGTCTGCGCCTGACCAGTGGTAAGGGAACGGATGCCAGACTGGTGACCACCGCCATCACCGCAGACACGGAGCACCGTTTCAGCGGCCTGCCGCTCGGGGAATACACCCTGACGGTGCGGGCGATAAACAGCTATGGCCAGCAGGGTGAACCTGCCACCACCACCTTCCGGATTGCCGCACCGGCAGCACCGTCGCGGATTGAGCTGACGCCGGGCTATTTTCAGATAACCGCCACGCCGCATCTTGCCGTTTATGACCCGACGGTACAGTTTGAGTTCTGGTTCTCGGAAAAGCGGATTGCGGATATCAGGCAGGTTGAAACCGCAGCCCGCTATCTTGGCTCGGCGCTGTACTGGATAGCTGCCAGTATCAATATCAAACCGGGCCATGATTATTATTTTTATATCCGCAGTGTGAATACTGTTGGCAAATCGGCATTTGTGGAGGCTGTTGGCCAGCCGAGTGATGATGCATCCGGCTATCTGGATTTTTTCAAAGGAGAGATAGGGAAAACCCATCTGGCTCAGGAGTTGTGGACGCAGATTGATAACGGTCAGCTTGCGCCTGACCTGGCTGAAATCAGGACGTCCATTACGGATGTCAGCAATGAAATCACGCAGACCGTCAATAAAAAACTGGAAGACCAGAGTGCAGCGATCCAGCAGATACAGAAGGTTCAGGTTGATACAAATAATAATCTGAACAGCATGTGGGCTGTGAAGCTGCAGCAGATGCAGGACGGACGCCTTTATATTGCGGGTATCGGTGCCGGTATTGAGAACACCCCCGACGGCATGCAGAGTCAGGTGCTGCTGGCGGCAGACAGGATTGCGATGATTAATCCTGCAAATGGCAACACAAAACCGATGTTTGTTGGTCAGGGTGATCAGATATTCATGAACGAAGTGTTCCTGAAATACCTGACGGCTCCCACCATTACCAGCGGCGGTAATCCTCCGGCATTTTCCCTGACACCGGACGGGCGGCTGACGGCGAAAAATGCCGATATCAGCGGTAACGTGAATGCGAACTCCGGGACGCTCAACAACGTCACGATTAACGAGAACTGTCGGGTTCTGGGAAAATTGTCCGCCAACCAGATTGAAGGCGATCTCGTTAAAACAGTGGGCAAAGCTTTCCCCCGGGACTCCCGTGCACCGGAACGGTGGCCATCAGGGACCATCACCGTCAGGGTTTATGACGATCAGCCGTTTGACCGGCAGATTGTTATTCCGGCGGTGGCATTCAGCGGCGCTAAACATGAGCGGGAGAATAACGATATTTATTCGTCATGCCGCCTGATAGTACGGAAAAACGGTGCTGAAATTTATAACCGTACCGCGCTGGATAATACGCTGATTTACAGTGGTGTTATTGATATGCCAGCTGGTCGCGGCCACATGACGCTGGAGTTTTCGGTGTCAGCATGGCTGGTGAATAACTGGTATCCCACAGCAAGTATCAGCGATTTGCTGGTTGTGGTGATGAAGAAAGCCACCGCAGGCATCAGTATCAGCTGAATTTTATAACCCATATACGGGCGCCAGAAATGGCGCCTTTTTTATTGCAGAAAAGCGAGAGGTAATTATGCGTAAAGTTTGTGCAGTCATTTTGTCCGCAGCCATCTGTCTGTCCGTATCCGGTGCGCCTGCATGGGCGTCTGAACATCAGTCCACACTGAGCGCGGGGTATCTTCATGCCCGTACGAACGCTCCCGGCAGCGATAATCTGAACGGGATTAACGTGAAATACCGTTATGAGTTTACGGACGCGCTGGGGCTGATTACGTCCTTCAGTTATGCCAATGCTGAGGATGAGCAAAAAACGCACTACAGCGATACCCGCTGGCATGAAGATTCCGTGCGTAACCGCTGGTTCAGCGTGATGGCGGGGCCGTCTGTACGCGTGAATGAATGGTTCAGCGCGTATGCGATGGCGGGTGTAGCTTACAGCCGTGTGTCGACTTTCTCCGGGGATTATCTTCGCGTAACTGACAACAAGGGGAAAAAGCACGATGTGCTGACCGGAAGTGATGACGGTCGTCACAGCAACACGTCTCTGGCGTGGGGGGCTGGCGTGCAGTTTAACCCGACCGAATCCGTGGCCATTGATATTGCTTATGAAGGCTCCGGCAGTGGTGACTGGCGCACTGACGGTTTCATCGTGGGTGTCGGTTATAAATTCTGA